GTTATTAATATGGAGGAACTGAAGTTAATCTTTTTTTAAATAGTGAAAAAACGAAGCCCGATATCTGAATAAAAAAAACACAATTGGTATTTGTCTTTTTGTCTATGATTAATGACATTGCCGTTTAACTTTTGGAGTAAAAAATCGTCTGTCTGGTCGTTCAGCATGTCGAATACTCATTACGGCATATCTTGTTGCGGCCATGATGTCGTCATCTTTATCTACAACCTTGTGATCTTTATGGTGATAGTTTCTGAACTCAGAAAACCATTCATCCAGATGACTAAAAACCTTAAGCCTGCCCTCTTTCATTCGAGTACTCATTTCTACTAATCCAGGCATTATCTGGATGCCACCACGCCCTTCTTCCTGTCCTTCCTTTGGTGGGTTTGAAAATTTATCTTTGAGCAGGTTTACTCCATATAATCGGTACTGCCCCTGAATAGAATCCCCCATACCAAACTGTTTATTACCATCGTGAGGCCACGCAATAGGAATAAGCCCACTGTCACGCTGATTTATATAGGGTGCAATTTCAACGATTTCTCGTTTTTCAATGCGCAAAACATCGTAAACATAAATGTGGTTTGTATCGGGATTAATGGCGATCCAGACAACCGCCGTAGGATGCGTGTAACCAAAATCAATACCGGCAATGCGCGGCCAATGATTTGGTATCTCAAAAGCGTCTTGCGAAATTGAATCTTGTGAATAAGGAAAGACCAGACCCGACCCTAGTACTGGCTCGCCTTCTGATCGCATCTTTATTTCATGCGGCATCATGGCCGATATTGCAGCCACTATTTTATCTTCGGTTAAGTGACCTTCTGCACCGCTCTGTCTATGTTGGGTCGTAAACTGAACTGAATACTTACCCATATCTAAGAAAAAAGTTGATCCAGCCACATCCTTCCAGCCGGCCTTGTGTAAGGACCACGCTGTCTCGTCAGAATCCATCAACTTAACAACACCTGTTGTTCCATTTTCAGGTGTGAATGTCATGAGGATAATACCTCCTGTATCAACCACCGACCTTATCGCTTGCGACATTATCTGCTCGGGAGGTTCTTCATCCAGCCAATTGATATCAGCCTTATGCCCCATCCACGTTTCTTTTGGCATATCGTAAGCGAGTAATGTTATTTTTGACCACCCTCCCGACACATGCTTAACCCATACATGATACTTAGCCTCTGGAACACCTGGTTTCCTCATGGCTTCACCGATTAAATGTTTCGGTATCCAGCCTGTGCCCCATGATGACTGTAACGTAGGGTCCCCGAATAAAGCGTTCTGGATTAGGTCGCGAGTTTTTTCATTGTTCTTTCCCGCAGCGACTATTTTCACTGGATGACTATACTGTTTTCCTTTCCACCAATCAGGGTAAAGACCTGTTGCATGGTAAGCAATTTCAGCGCCACCACAATGCGTTTTTCCTATGCGATTTCCCGCCCTCAAGCACCGGAATTTACTCAGGTCGTTATGAAATAAAACTTGATAGTCGTACGGATCATAATGATCAATCGCATTCGTTGATTCATGCTCTTCTAGTTCCAGAAGCAATTCATCCAACTCAAACAACAGACCGGAGACATCAGGATCTGTATTAGACATATGCCCCCTAAGAAAAATTCAAAAAGAAAAAAATAAAAGAAAAAAACAATGATCAAGAACAACATCAAACGGATCACTGTTTAGATGACTTGATACAAAAAACATACAACGCTAACTTCATCGCTCCATACATAACTTTATGTACAGAATCTCCGTAAACCCTATAAAAACAGGAAAATAAAAAATGAAAAAAATATCAAATGTACTGACTTCTCTTTTCTTCTCTTTAATCTTATTGTCATCAACATCAGTGATCGCTGACAAAAAAATTGAACTAATTAAGAAAAAAGAATTCATATCTGCTGAGGAGTTAGCCAATGAAATAAAAGACTCTGATGATGACCAAGGCAAGTCACCCGTTGTACACCCAGATGGCGGCTCGCCAACGCGAACAAGATATGTGAAGTTTCGACCTTAAAAACAGGAGAGCATCAACAGTGAAGAAAACACCTGCCGCAATCATATTCATGGTGATCACTTATTGTTGCTCTGCGCTCGCCAGTGACAGTGGTACAGGATGGGTAGCGTCAGGAGAATGGGTGAGCATAGATAAGCACCTCTTCATATCCTTAACGGGGTGGACTCCAGGATGCATCAACTGTTGCACGACGTACTCGACTTCGCATCATGAATATACTGGTTATTACATCAGCAAGAAATCAAAAAAAGTAATCAGAGTGAAATTTGATAATGAACCAAGAATAAGATACCTGTCCAAATAAAACAGCAGGAAAAATAAGTATGATTACAAAACCAGTGATATTTTTAAACCTAACGATTACTATTTTTTAGACAAGAAACAACAGTCGCTACCAATCAATAATCCTATCTATTACTTACAATCTCTAACCAGTAAACGAGAAACGTATTTTCTCTCTCAAATGATAGACGCAGTAAAGGGGGATACTGTTGTTTTGGGGGTTTGGGGGGGTAACCCCCATCCATAGACCACTAGCATTGCCTTTGATCTCAAGTAAACATATAGTTTACGCTTCCTTAGACCGTCAGTAGTCACTACGAAGTAATACAATCTAATAACTATCGCCTTTGTCATTGAAGTAGGTTTCGGATTTTTTATTTTTTGCTATTAACGGATCTTTAATCCGTTTGTACTCCCTATATATAAGGCTGTTAGCTTTTATTTACCTATTCAAAGACAGATCATGTTAGCTTTTTGATGAACAAACTAAATTATCTGTTTTTTTGTGTGCGAGTGAGTTAATAGAATATATATAAGCCACTTAGAACTAGAGTCAGGTCTAAATAAAAAGAAAGATAATAAAAATATAAAACTAAAATAGCATATTGATAAGCAGTAGCAGAACTATAAAACAGCACAGATAAGTTAAAGTCATATGTTATTGTCGATGTGATAATGTTTAACAGAAGAATAAATAATTATTAATAGATAGCAGTATTGATGCACTTACTACAGTGGCTCGCCTGTTAACTGTGATATACGAATTTGTGTTTTTTTGATCTCTGCTTTTATATCTATTCGGCTCCTACTTGTCTTACTGTTTGTGTCCGGTTTATTCTTTCCGGCATATTCTATTAATAAGCTGGCGCACTTAGCCCTAACAGAAGGATTTGTTTCTTCGTCCGCTGCCATCTGATATAAAACACTGTAACCAAGTGTAGCGCCGTCCATTATTCTTTGTATCAGTCGGGCCTCTATCTTATGCTGTAGTCGTCTATGTATTTCACTGGCTCTCTGTCTGGATGTATCGCACTCAATACCAGCCGCTTTTGCTGCTTTCTCTAAAGCTTTTGTTTTGTTGCTAGGGTTATCTAAATATATATCAATGTAGTGTTCGTCAAGTGTTCCCGCGCTCATTCTTTTCTGCTTAGCTACTGGCAGTAACTCGCCTGTTATTGCTTCGTCCTTTGTCGTGTTCATTTTGTCTTTTTTCTTCTTAAATTAAGTGGTTTTGATACCCCTTTATATTGTGTTATATGTACACTTTTGTTATAATTAACTACGTTAAACAAAGAGGCTAAAAACATGAAATCAAACCTACCTATCGTTACTTTTTTTCAAGACTATGACAATGAATGCGAAGGCGTTCTTCTTTCAGTTGATGCAGAAAATAATGCACATGTCCTAAGTATGGATGATATGTGTATTTATATTGGCAGCGAATGGCAACTAAAAGAAACAGATCATACCTGTCCTATTGAATACATTGAAATAAAAGAAGCGGCTTAATGAGTTACTTAAAAATGATCACCGAAATAATAACTGTTTTAGTTTTGCCCGTTGTTATTTTTGGATGGCCATTTCTAACTGTATTTACTCAAGTCACCAATAACTAACCCAGTTCAAAAAGAGGCTATTCTTATGAACACAAATATATATATTGCAGATCTTGCTGCCTACAACGCCGGTCGTCTTCGTGGTCGATGGATTGACGCGAACCAATCGCCAGAAGAGCTAGGCGACGAAGTAAAAAACATGTTGCTTGAGTCTCCTGAATCAAACATCCCCTGTACTGTCTGTAATGACTGCGGACACATTAAACACTATGCAACTCTTTCACTTAAAACAGGTGTGTCATTATCTGCTGTTAATAACTGGACAGATAATAACGCCGCTAGTTGTGACAATTGCGGATCTTCAAAACTAAGACAAACAGTCACGGCAGAAGAATTCGCTATTCATGATTCAGAAGGCATTGACGTAGAAGAATACACCAGCCTTGAAACGGTTTCGGAGCTAGCCGAACAAATATCAGATCACGGAGACGCATACACTGCTTACATTGAACTGGTCGGTTCCGACTACGCAACACCCGACGGTTTCAATGATCAATATATGGGTGAAGCCGATTCAGAAGAGGCCTTCGCCGAACAATATGCCGATGACTGTGGCATGGAGACAGGCAACTATTTCAACTGGGACCAGTTCACATATGAACTCTTTATGGATTATTCATTTATCAATGGTTTTATTTTTTCTAGTTAATCAATTAAAGCCGGTTATTTATAGCCGGTTTTTTTGTGAACCCATAAAGAGGCTATCCCAATGAATTATAAAACAGAGTTTCCTAACTTCGATTACATCCCCTTCCTAGCGTCTCATATTGAATGGTATGACACTAGCTGGCACAACGACATATGCCCATCCTTTGAGCGACTGACACCGGATAAATTTACCGTAAAAGTATTCTTTGAATACAAGACGCCAGAAAAAAGAGAAATAGAAGACAACGAAAAATACTATGTAGCGTTATACAACAAAGACAATGAATTCATAAAAGATTTATTAATCACAGACTATGAAAATGAAGTGCGCCTGTTCTTAATCTCAATTGAACATGCGATGGGGTCTAACTTATGAATATCTATAACCTCATATATAACAGTCATGAGATCAACAGCAATGACGCAGATGAAGACGCGGTTAATTATGCCAGAGGCACAATATTCAATGATTATGACTTAAACAATGAATCAATTGGTATTTATCGACATGTAGACACGATTAACGGTATTGACGTCTATTATGACGTCGCAGCCGATTATTACTTTTTCTCACCAAATGAAAAGGCTACCCAGTCATGAGAATGAAGCCTATAAAAGCCCGTCAAGCGTGGACACCTGAACATAATCGAGAACTGGTAGATCTATATAATAAAATGCTGGCATTCCAGCTAGCCGATGAAAAATACACCAAAGCACCACTAGTCCGTGCGCTGGCTGAAAAGCAGGAAAGAACAAAAGGATCTATTGAGTGTAAGCTGATGAATGTATCAGCTATCAGGCAGAATCTACTGCAACTACCAATAGTAAAAGGCTATAAAGCCTTAGATAACTATAACCATGATCTAGCCGAAATGGTCTGCAATGATCTCGATATAGACTACGAACGTTAAATAATCGCCGAAACGCTGTCATGCAGTGCTTTCGGCTTTTTTACGTCTGTTATTTTCGCAATTCTAAAAAATAAAAAATAATCATGTCATTAAAAAACCATTAACCAGACTAGAAAAAAATGAATATAATAAGCCACTGACTTATTCTCATTATTTTATGTGGGACATAAAAAAAGACTGGTTTCCCAGTCTTTGATTCCCAATCCAAAGAGGCTATTCCTTGAAATACTGGGAGAATAATTCTAACAAAGAGGCGCAGATGAAACAAACAAATAAAGAAAATATTGAGTTACTGGAAATAAAAGAAGACAACGAATTAACTCAAGCAGATATTGCTGACATGCTCAATATTTCAATAAACACTGTAAAGAGTTACCTATGCAACCCTGAGTCAAAAAGATACAGGGATTTTCCGCTATCCAATCTTAAGCATTTAAAAATGGTCGTAAAATACGAATTATGGCAAAAGGATAACTAGCTTAGAGTTATAGTAACAAAAAAATTGCAAAAAGCGACAACTATCGTCAGATTTTGTTATATGCAATATTACCTCAACCTGCTATTAATCGAATGCAGCGCGCTCTCTTCATAAGAATTCATTATCTCTAACAACCTGTTGTATTTCTTTTTCCATATCCTTAACCAGACTGAAGGATGTACGCCTATAGCTTTTGCCCTGTCCTTATCCTTTAGTGTCACCACTCCTGTGTACTCGCTAATAGATAAATGAACCAAGCTAGGAATTCTGCTTTTTTTCCACTTGTTCTTCTGTGCTTCATCCGCAATACGGTCCGTTAGTAATGATATTAATTCATCATGACCAGACAAGTCACTGGAATATTTAATTAACACCAAGTGATAACCTATTCCATTGATAGATAAACAAGCATGAGATAAATCTGCTGCACTAATACCAGGTTTTCCTCCTAACCTGATTGGCTGACATGACTGCGGACTGAGTCTTGATATTATTTTTGTCATTAAGGTCCTCAAAAAAAAAAAGAAGGAGGTGCAACTAGCAGCACCCCCTTCGGCCCTAACTAGCAGGGTTCAGTCGAACCAATCAATTATCAAGAGAGCGAATAATATATAGAACCTACCCGATGTCAGACAACACCACTAAGCTATAAGGTCAATGAGATAGATGAGAATTAACCATTGTCTTTTTCCGCTATCACCACTGCCTCTATCTATATGTTCACCCTATCTTAAAAGATCAGGTATTAAACCGAACCAAAGCCAGTCATTTTTTACATCTTACTTATTGCAACAGAACCGTCCCCAGTATTAAATTTCATGATACTGGAATGAAAGACGCTATCCATTTTAGTAACAGGATGAGTCTCTGCCATTGCAAGCGAGCCTGTCATTAAAATACCTGTTGCAACAACTACTGCAAATATATTTTTTTTCATGATGAATCCCCTATTTTATTAAAAAGATTATTTTCTGTTTTTTTCACTATCACCCAAAAAGGCAGAAAATATAAGACCCTAACAATTGGGTAACTGTTCGTTTTACCAGCAAATATAAAAATCAATCATATGATCATCCCCATTTTTCGCGCAGAAAGCTCGGTTCTATATAAATCAATTAGTAACGAAGCTGTTGATCGCTTATTCTTTAGCAGTTCAAAATCAAGCATGGCATCTGTATGTTTTTTTCGCCATCGACTGTATTCAGCACTCGATAAAGCACTCGCCTCTTTCATTCCCTGCGTCTTACAGGGAGATGACAGTATATGGATTGCCAGAACTGTTTTTTCTTGTCGCTTTATCCCCTCAACTAAAGTTTTTGCATGAGCAAAAACGTCATCAGTTGAACTCAGGTACTCAACACAGCGATCAACCTCTTCTTTTTTTATCAAACTATTCCCGTCTATGCAATAGGCTAAAATCTACTGAACCAAAAACAACAAAGGACGCTTGTCAAAAACCGCGCTCCAGCAGCCTTCTTCTCGCTCTTCTCTTTTTTCGCTCTTCATCACTTACTTTAAAATATTCACTTCTTACTTTTATATAAGTAGCTAAATGATCCCTTGCTATGATTCGTTGCGATTCCGTTAATGTTTTTGCGTAAGCTTTCATTTCTTTTTTATTATGCAAGTAAAGCCGAACAATCCGGCCATTTATAAGGCCCTGAATGTTCTTAAACTGATTATCATTACTCTTCGGCAATCGAAATAGCTCTCCCTATCAATTCAGGAATCTGTGGAACAACAGCATTCCCCAATGCTTTTAACTTAGCCACGTTGTTGGGTATCCCATCAGTTCTGTGACGAACCGCTGGTTGAGTCGGTAATTCGATGGGTCTGAATGCCGATGTACTACTGCGTCCGGCAGATTGTTTGTTAACGGGTTTCTTTTTGACGCCTTCATCGCTTCGGGTGATCGCGTCCCCTTGTAATCTCTTGTCGTTGGCGTGGGCAATAACCCAGACCCTGGCCCTTCTGTGGATTGCCCCGACACTGCAAG